TGCAGATGTCGCAAGCTTGCCTAATGGGGCAGGTAGCAATGATGCATATATTGTTGATGCTGATGGTAATCTTTATGTTTCAGATGGTGCAGAGACTTGGACTGATGCAGGTCAGATTGTTGGTCCTCAGGGTGCGCAGGGAATTCAAGGTGTAACTGGGCCTCAAGGTGAGCAGGGTATTCAGGGGGTTCAAGGCATTACTGGCCCAACAGGAGATCTAGGCCCTACAGGAGCAAATAATGAACTATCAGTTGGTACTACAACTACGGCTGATCCGGGTGTTTCTGCAGGAGTAGTAATATCCGGAGCGTCTCCAAACCAAAGTATAGATTTTACCATCCCCCAAGGACCAACAGGACCTCAAGGTGTCCAAGGTGTTCAGGGCCCAACGGGGCCACAAGGGCTACAAGGAATTCAGGGTGTCCAAAGTGAGCAGGGAATTCAAGGTGTAACTGGGCCTCAAGGTGAGCAGGGTATTCAGGGAGTAACCGGCCCCCAAGGTGAGCAGGGAATTCAAGGCGTAACCGGGCCTACTGGTCCGATTGGCGAAACTGGAGACATTGGACCTATTGGTGTAACCGGGCCTCAAGGGATTCAGGGCCAAACTGGTGCAACGGGTTTGGATTCAACCGTTACGGGCCCCACAGGCGCAGCCGGTCTAGGACTACCAACTGAAGACCTAGAAGACGGGTCACTTGCTTCATACAACTCATCTACCGGACTGTGGGAAGCGCTCAACAAAATTGACGGAGGGACTCCATAATGGCAGTTGATTTTCCAAACACACCGGAAGTAAATGAGACCCATACCGCGGGTGACTACACTTGGATATGGACCGGCGCAACATGGAACGCTGTAACCAACTCGGCGACAGAAGGACCAACTGGCCCTCAGGGAGATATTGGACCAACTGGCCCTCAGGGAGATATTGGACCAACTGGCCCTCAGGGAGATCAAGGTGTCCAGGGATTAGTCGGCGAGGACTCAACTGTTGTTGGCCCAACCGGGCCGACTGGCCCTACTGGTGCTGACAGTGCCGTTACTGGTCCAACTGGAGCCGACAGCTTTGTAACCGGGCCGACTGGCCCTACTGGTGCTGACAGCTTTGTGACCGGGCCGACTGGTGCTATAGGACCAACTGGAGCTCAAGGAACTGACATTCACTTTGTTGGTTCTGTTGCAGATGTTGCAAGTCTACCAACTGGGGCATCCAGCAACGATGCGTACATTGTTGACTCCGATGGTAATCTTTATGTTTCAGATGGTGCAGAGACTTGGACTGATGCAGGTCAGATTGTTGGTCCTATTGGGCCAATTGGGCTAACAGGTGCAACTGGTGCTGACAGCTTTGTGACTGGTCCAACTGGCCCTACTGGTGCTCAGGGAGATTTAGGGCCGACAGGGGCTACTGGTTCAACCGGCTCTGCGTCACTTGTGACTGGACCGACTGGCGCACTTGGGCCAACTGGTGCTACAGGCGCTACCGGGTCAGCTTCAACAGTAACGGGCCCTACCGGGAGTCAGGGAGATTTAGGTCCAACAGGTTCAATCGGTCCAACAGGTCCAACCGGATCAACTGGAGCCGACAGCTCTGTGGTCGGGCCAACCGGTCCAACTGGATCAACTGGTGATTTAGGGCCAACTGGAGCCGACAGCTCTGTGGTCGGGCCAACCGGTCCAACTGGATCAACTGGTGATTTAGGGCCAACTGGAGCCGACAGCTTTGTGACTGGGCCAACCGGTCCAACTGGACCAACCGGTGATGCCAGTCTCGTAACAGGTCCAACTGGATCAACTGGTGATTTAGGGCCAACCGGTCCAACTGGACCAACCGGTGATGCCAGTCTCGTAACAGGTCCAACTGGATCAACTGGTGATTTAGGGCCAACCGGTCCAACTGGACCAACCGGTCCAAGCGGTGGTATTACTTACGAAATCGCAAATGCTGGGTCTGGCGCATACAATATAAATGGGGCAAGCAACCCAACTCTCTCTGTTATTAGAGGGCACAGGTACGTTCTCAACGTAAATGCCTCTGGACATCCTTTTTGGATTCAAACAGTTTCTGGAGGGTACAGCTCGGGGGATGTCTACTCTGATGGTGTCACAAATGGTGGCGCTCAAGTGGGGACAATTATTTGGGAAGTCCCATTTGATGCTCCCGATAATCTTTATTATGTCTGCCAATATCACAGCAGCATGGCTGGGTCTATTGCAGTTTCTGACTTAGGCCCTACTGGTCCGACCGGTGTTCAGGGAGTAACTGGTCCGACTGGCGCTACGGGTGAGACAGGGCCATCAGTCACTATTGGGAACGTTGCGCCAGTTGCAGTGAGCGGAAGTACCGTGTCACTTTCTGGAGGTTATGCAAAGTACGGATCAAACTTCCCAATTATCTACATTGGAACCGAGCCAGGGAGCCCCAGCGAGGGCGACATCTGGATTAGCTTTTAACTAGAAGTAGAGGTGATTTAAGTGGTTCAGACAAATGCAAACTTTAGCTCACGCTCGCAATACAGAATAGAACTCTTCACCGAAGCTTACGCGGTGTCTGGCGGCACTAGAATTGATGTCTCTGCCAATCTAGTGAAGTGGCAAACCGTAAACAATAGCCCAAGCAGTACTGGGTCCCCTCGCTCGTATTCTGTGCCCAACGGTAGGGCAAACAGCACTAGTGGCCCCCTAGTTGAGACAGGCGGGGACAGCAATCTAAGCTTCTCCTTCAACTTTGCTGCAGGTCAAAGCTTTACCATATATAGCGGATTCAGCAGGTACATACCTTCCGCAAATGGCAGCACTACCGTTTCTATCTCGGTGAGCCACAGCTTGTTGGGCTCAGCTACTGCAAGTATAAACGTAGCCCAAGTTGTTACTGTAGTTAATAGAACCATCTCTTTTAACGGTAACGGAGGAGACTCTCCAGGCTCTCAAACCGTAAGCGAAGGTAGTTCAATATCGCTACCGTCATCCTCACGCTCCGGCTACACATTTGACTACTGGATTATAGGTGGGTCAGCGTATTCTGCGGGCCAGAACTATACTGTCAACAGTGACGTAACTGCGACTGCTAGCTGGACCCAAACCTACAGTAACCCCTCATTCACTAATGGAGTCTCGTCTGGTAGCTTCCGTGTTGGGGACAGTGTCGCTGACTACATTGATGCCTCTAACACTTTCAGCGACTATGGACAAAGTGGGACAAACTATAGCGCTCTGAGCATACCTATCTCTGGCCTGTATGTACAAGATTACGGCTCGTATGGGTACATAACTGGTCAAGTAGGTAATGTATCTCCAGGAAGCTATACCGTAAGCGTTTACGCTAACGGTCCTTCTGGAAATCCTGCGACATCCCAAGGAACATACACCATACTTGCAGCCCTTCCTTCATGGTCAGACACTTCTGTATCTAGCGCTGCAAGAGTAGGAGCCTACTACTCATCTAATTTCTCCGCAACAAACGCCACTAGCTGGACAATTAATGGTATCCCGCCTGGACTAACCACTTCGGGTACTTCATTCTCCACTGTAACATTATCGGGGACTCCCACAAATTCAGGTAGCTATACAGTAAGTGCAACGCCTAGGAACTCGGGAGGTGAGTCGGGATCAACCGAGTATTTTTCAATAACGGTGTCGCCTCGACTTCCTGTTTGGTCGGACACGACTTTGGCTACCGGGGCTCGTGTTGGCCTAGCATATAGCAGTACTGTCTCTGCTAGTTATGTAAATAATTGGGGTGTCGTAGGCTTACCGAACATGGGGCTGTCATTTAATGCTCAGACTAGCGAGAATAGTTTTAGTACTTCAACCTTATCTGGAACTCCTACAAGCTTCGGGACCTTAACCTTCAGTTTGACCCCGAGAAATTCATCATACGAGACTACAACAACCGAGAATTATTCGATAACAGTATACGATGCATCGTTAATATGGTCTGACCAGGTTTTGGCTTCCAGCATTGTGGTTCAAGACGAGGCGTATTCAGATCAAGTCTCCGTATCAGCGGGCCCAGTTTCGGTTACATATTCCGAGACACCTGGATTCTCACTACCGTCTGGCCTGGCTATTGATTCAGCTACTGGAGTGATTAGCGGATCCGTTGCTACGCCTGGCACCTATTCATTTAAAATGCGTGCTACAAATGGTAGCTCAGAGTCTATTGACACAAACGTGCTCAGCCTAACCGTTGAAGCAGCTGGGGGCTATGTAAAGGTTTGGAACGGCTCAGCGTGGGTAGATGGGACGGTCAGCGTTAGGACTGGCGGGACTTGGGTAGAAGGTACTGCTCAGATCAGGAGCGGGGGGAGCTGGGTAACCAGCTTCACTAGCTAGACTTCTTTTTCCTGGTGCGAGGTGCCGGCCTCTCTAGGCTCTCAACTATTTTCATCTCTCTGGTCTGAACTTTTTGGAGGCCAATAGTCAAATCACGAATAATATCCAACTGAGACGATACTTTTATCACGTGATTTTCAATATTATTCACACGATCTGCTAGCGAGCTTCCGCCATTCTCCCAGAGTTGGTGCTCGACTCTCCCTAGGCGGTCTGCTACTGACCTGCCGTCCTTATCAATGCCAAGCGCATCATCGACACGCTTTGCTATCCGATAAACAGCGACCATAGCCGCAATTAAGACGCCAAAAGCAGTAATTGATGCTGCTACGGCCATCAGGAGTTCATTGTTCATATATACTTAGTCCTACCCGGGAGAGTGATTAGTTTTGCTTTTACCCATTTTACCCTACTAAGGGCCCCCCGATTCGGGAGTCTAGCCATTAAGTTGGTCACTCCTTACAATCTTTTAAAACATTTTTTGCGTTTTGTTTTGCAAACGCACTTAAAAGGTGTAAGCTGATGACAGATTTTGGAGAACTAATGACTACTCGCAATTACGGAAGATTGGTAAAATAATGGGAGACTGGACCTCAGCTGACGGACGACTCGGTCCTGCAGCTAAATACTACGCTCAGACTCTCAACTGGCAAGTTTTTCCTGTACACGGCATAGATGATCACGGCAAGTGTACGTGCGGGAGAGTCCATAAAGATAGCAAAGAAATTGCTAAGCACCCAGCATCTGCTCAGGGGCAGAAGGATGCTACTACTGATGTAGATAGACTAGACAAGTGGTGGGCCGAAGACCCTAACTATAATGTTGCATTATTTGCAAAAGAGTCAGGATACTTTGTAATTGACATTGATCCACGCTCTGGTGGTGATGCATCTTTTGAGAAGCTTAAAGAGATGGCCAAAGACGGTTTACCCCCTACGGTGGAAGCTATAACCGGGGTTTATTGGAGTCAGGAGACCGGCGAACATGTTCGCGGGCGACACATGATCTACAAGTGCGGTCCAGACGAAAAGTTTATTGGTAACTTCAATGCTCAAGGTCTTGGCGGACTAGATATCAAGCACAACGGATACGTACTAATCTCTCCGTCTAGGCACCACTCTGGTGTCACTTATGACTGGAAGGAGGGCCATGCACCTTGGAATATGGAAATTGCAGAAGCTCCAGAAGAGCTACTGACAATAATACGCTCTAGGTCAGCACGTAAAGGCCCAAATGGAACCAGCTACAGCACAGCCAATTGGGATTTTCTTTCTGATCTAGCATTAGGCGACAATCGCATAGACATAGAGAAAATTCTCGAAGAAGGGATAACCGAAGGCAATAGAGCGGTTGGGCTCTACTCTTTAGCATGTGCCCTGGCCAATAAGCACGGCACGTCCATGGAGGGAAGGCTTGTGGTTGAATCCCTAATGCTGAGATTTAACGCCGAGATGGTCACACCTCCGATGGAGATCGAGGGTCCTAATTCCGTGCTTATGCATACCCGTAGAGCCCTAGATTGGGTAGCGGATAACCCTAAAATAAATCTCTTCTGGGGTGGAATCTCAGATTGGGTAAAAGAGCAGGGCATGGATATTGGTGCTAACCTCTCAACCCAGTTCTTGACCACAACCACAGCTGCGAATACCTTTGCCCATGAGAACGATGAAGGTACGTATTTAGCGCCTCTAGAGGGGTCAGATGGAGTATCGCCAGATACCGCTAATAGTATTGGTGACCAAATGGCAACCTATGCTTCGGAAGGTCGTAGTCTTAAAGATGTTGCTCTTGGAGGTAACCTAAACTTACCTAAAGACGTAGACGCTCTCAGTGGAAAAGCTGGTGGACGCCCAGGATACCGAAGCCTTAGTGATGTTGGTAACGGTAGGCGACTTGTAGACGCATTTGGTTCTACTATTAGGTACACCCCAAACGTGGGCTGGTTCCTCTGGGACGGTAACTATTGGAAGCCGGACACACAAAAATTGGCTATACGAGAAGTGTCTAAGATGGTGTCTACTGTTTGCGCAAGCGAGGTTGTCAACTATCCAACTGATGACACGAGAGCTGGCGAGATAATAAAATGGGCGAATCAAGCTAAATCTAATGCCCGTATCCAATCCCTAGTTGAGCAAGCAAACTCAGATGAGCGTATCCAGGTTGAATTAGAGCAATGGGATAATAGCCCCACACTAATGGGGGTCGCTAACGGCGTGGTCGACTTGAAGACCGGTGAACTTAAGGTTGGGCGACCAGACTTGCACATCACCAGGCGATCTCCTATTTCCTATGTACCGGGCATGACTAATGTTCGTTGGACAAAGTTCTTGGAAGAAGCAACCAGTGGCGATAAAGAACTTCAGGACTGGCTACAACGCGCAGTTGGGTACACGCTAACCGGGCTAAATAGCCAAGACATAATGTTTCTAATTTATGGCCCTCCGGGATCTGGTAAGAATACATTTGTTGAGACTATCTATGAAGCATTGGGAAAGTCTCAGTACGCGTGGGCCCTTGACTCAAATGTTCTTGCAGCTAGCGACCGAATGAATAGTACTGACGAATATCACATGGCGGAGCTACGTGGTCGCCGTATGATTTGGGTAGACGAGCTCCCAGAGAATGGGCGTATTAAAGAGAATCAAGTTAAGAAGTTAACTGGTTCCGGCACTCTGCAGGGACGTTCTCCTGGAGAGAAGCCGATTCAGTTCACCTCTCACGGTAAGTTGTGGATCTCCACAAACCACCGTCCTATTATTACAGATGACGCTATGTGGCGTCGTATGCGACCAATCCCTCTGACTAATAAGCCAGAAGTGCCGGACCCAACCTTGAAAGAGTATCTGGCAGACCCAGAGGGAGCGCTTCCTGCTGTCCTTGCCTGGGCTGTAGAGGGCGCGGTCAAGTACTTGAACTCAAGCGCCAAAGACCCACTCGGGTGGTGCTCTGTAATTAAAGAGGCCCATGACATTTACAAGAAGAATGAAGACAGAATCGGAGCCTTTCTGGAGGAAGAAACCATTGAAGTGGTGGGAGCTACTACCGATCTGTCCACACTGTTCCATGTGTATAAGAATTGGAGTGCTGCACGTGATGAGCGCAATCTTACCCAGATTGGATTCCAGAGAAAGCTAAGTGATAGGGGCATAGACATTATAGGTGTCGGAACTAGAGCTACAATTAGAGGCTATCAGAGTATCCCTAGAGAGGTCCAGAGCGCCCCCGTGGTAGACTTTAGCATGCACGCAAAGTACTCAAAAGGTGCTTTTTAACTAGTTAAGGAGAGAAAGTGAAGATTTTTATAGCCACGCCGATGTATGGTGGTCTTGCTAAAAGCAATTACACCATAAGTCTGCAGAACCTAGTTGCTACCCTGGCCCAGGCGGGGCACACTGTTGGGACTACGACGGTTGGAAATGAGAGCCTAATCACTAGAGCTAGAAATACTCTAGCTCACAAATTCTTGAAAACAGATTTCGATGTACTACTGTTTATTGATGCAGACCATGGATTCGAAGCAGAAGACGTACTTAGGATGCTTGAATCCGATAAGGACCTTATTGGTGCGATATACCCGATGAAGGGCATCAACTGGGAGAATGTGAGGCTTGCAGCGTTAGCAGGATTCCAAAATCTATCGCTCTACTCTGGGTACTTCGCCTCCAACCTGTTCCCAGAGGGCGCAAAAGATTTTGAGAGTGATGCACCGTTTAAGGTTAAAGCTACAGGAACCGGTATGATGGCAATTAAGCGTTCTGTTCTCGAAGAACTGAAAACGACTCTCCCCACCTATAATCACAACTCTGTCGGTAACCTGGGCATAAATATGGGAGAACAGGTTACCGAGTTTTTTACAACTGTAATTGATGAGGACGGAACTCTCTTGTCAGAAGATTATACTTTCTGCAAAATGTGGCGTGAGGCCGGTAACGACGTATGGGCAGCCCCCTGGGTTAGAATTACGCACTCCGGAGATTATGTCTTTAATGGGACTTTTGTTGCGTCGCTACAGATCGAAGAAGTGAGGGTAGAGCTGGCACGAAGACAAGAAGCTGCTCAACTAGAGGCTGAATCTACAGAGGCAGAAGAAAAAGAACCTTCCGAATAGTGAGAAGATAGTTACTAAGAGAGAATCTCTAGATACCCGAGGTAACTACATATTGGCTAATTCAAAAGAATACGTTTGCGCCGTTTGCGTAAAACACCACGTTGTACCATCACTAGCTCGGGAATGTGAAACCAAACACAAATAATTATCGACCAAAGAGTCGCAAAAATCTTAATAATGTAGTAGCATAGTCTCAACTCGTATTTAAGGAGAGATTATGGCTTTAGTAGATCGAATAACGAATGCTAAGACATCATATAAGAAAACCTTCATGTGTAAGCTGATATCAGTTCTACAGGATCCAAAGCTAACTGAAGCAGACGTAGACTCCGTTATTTCGGTTGTAAACTCTAGTCCGTTAGCCGAAGGTTATGTGCCGAACAGACGACTCGCATACGCTCTTCGAGAAGAAGGCTATGATATAAGTTCAAGCGCAGTTGATCGCCATAGGCGTAGAGACTGTGCTTGCTATAGAGTGATAACGGGAGCATAATGGATTTGGCAAAGAAACTAGAAGAGCTTCGTTCACCTGGTCGCAGTGGATCAGATTTGAAGAAAGTAGGAGTCCCGGAAGACTGGCGGTCCCGAATGGATATAGATTCGGTTAAAGGTGGCTTTGTAATCTCCGCCCCTCGCCCGGAAGGCGAAATAACAGACGCCACTACTGTCCTGGAAGACTTTGGACTAGATCCTCGAGAGTGGACAGTTTCGTCCATGCGAAGAGGCAAGTGGCAGAAATTTGATGGTGACTACCTAGAATCGGTACGAGTAAACCTTGTACCAACAGGTCAAGTTGCAGAAGATGGCTTCGACGTCGAGTCCCTGATGGACGAGATGAAAAAATGGCGCCCGTCTAAGGGCATCAAGAAGTCAACCGGAACAGGTGCCTTCATGGTGGCACCTAGCGACCAGCAGATCGGTAAGAAGGCCGGTGACCAAGGAACACCACAATCTATAGGTCGGCTACTGCAGCTCACTGAGAGCGCGGTACACAGGTTTGAAGCATATAAGAGGATGGGCCTATCATTAGGAACTATCTGTCTTGCGCTACCTGGAGACCACGTTGAAGGTAACACAAGTCAGCATGGAAGGCTTCAGGGTCTTGCTGCATCGGATCTAGGGCTCACAGAGCAGACAAGAGTTGCCCGTAGATTACTTCTGGCACAGATTAAAGCTTTTGCCCCTCTCACAGATCACATGATTGTGCCTGTTGTTAACGGTAACCATGACGAGGTAACTCGTCAGGTAGCTGCTGACCCGGCTGATGGCTGGAACGTAGAAATCGCTTCTGCAGTCCAAGACATCTGCGCAGAGAACCCAGAGCTTGCCCACATTGAGTTCAGGTATCCCTCTAGCGGTCATCAGACTCTAACCGTTAACGTTGCCGGCTCAATGCTGGGACTATTCCATGGACACCAAGCAGGGCAGAATAACATTATGAAATTCCTGTCCGGTCACGCTGCAGGGCAGACAGCTCTAGGTATGGCTGACCTGTGGGTGTCGGGCCATTACCACAACTTTAGAAGCATGGATATCAGTGACAGACTATGGCTGCAGTGTCCTACAACAGACCCCGGAAGCGAATGGTTCCGTGATCGTAGCGGAATGGAGTCAAAGCCCGGATTACTGACTGCCGTTATCGGTGGCGACTTTGAGCCACGAGAATTTATCAGCGTTTTAGCTGTTAAGGGTGAAGTCTAAGCTCATGAAGGTAGCAGTATACACAATTGCTCTTAATGAGGAGAGTTTTGTCAAAAAATGGCATGAAAGCGCAAAAGACGCCGATTACCTCTTAATCGCAGATACTGGAAGTACGGACAATACCGTAAAAGTAGCCAAAAAGCTCGGAATTAACGTAATAGACGTAAAAGTTCGACCTTGGCGGTTCGATGACGCACGTAATTCCTCCCTTATTTCGATTCCTGAGGATGTTGACTACTGTATCGCCTTAGATATGGATGAGGTCCTCTTACCAGGATGGCGTGAGGAGCTCGAGAATGCCCTAGAGAAGGGCTGGACGCGTCCGAGGTATGAATATACGTGGAACTGGAAAAACGACGCTGAGACCGAGCCAGGGCTCCAGTATGGCGGTGACAAGATTCACGCTAGAGCTGGGTATAGGTGGACGCACCCAGTTCATGAGGTTTTACGGCCTTACGGGGAGATTCCAGAGACTCAAGGATGGATTGGGCTTAAGATTCAACACCACCCAGACAAAACTAAGTCAAGGGCTCAGTATTTTTCCCTTCTAAAGATGTCTATCGATGAGGCACCAAATGATGACCGAAATGCTTATTACTATGCCAGAGAACTTTTCTTCTGGAATAAGTATCCTGAAGCAATAGAAGAGTTTAAACGCCATCTTGCCCTCCCTACGGCCCTTTGGGCACCGGAACGAGCTGCCTCTATGAGGTATTTAGCCAAGATGACTCCCGTTGAGAGTGAAAAGTGGCTTTTATCGGCAATTCTCCAAGCTCCTGGTCGAAGAGAGTCCTTAGTTGAACTCTCTCAATTGTACTTCACTGAGTCTAACTGGCAGGAATGCTTGAAATACGCAAAAATGGCGTTAGATATTGAAAATAAGCCATTGGACTTTTTATGCGAAGATTTCGCATGGGGGTACCTCCCATGGGATTTAGCTGCTATATCCAGCTATTGGCTGGGAGACTTTGAAAACTCTATTCTATACGGAAAACAGGCTATAGAGCTAAATCCTGATGATTCTCGGCTAAACAACAATTTAGAGTATTATTTAGGTAAAATCTAGTTTTCTTTGTTTTTCTCGATAAGGGCATGAAATGCCTCTACCGCGTTAGCACTAGTTCTACTTTGCCACGTGAATTTGCACTCGCTGCAGCCAACTATCTTCATAGTTGCCCATCGGCCGCCGTCAGGCCGATCTACTGTAGCGATTATTAGCTTGTCAGTTTTTGCACGACAGCTTGGGCAGAGGGGGAACTTTTTATATCGCATCTCTTGTCCGTCCCAGTTTACGGAAAGAGTATTTCTCACCTGCTGGTAGTCCAAGCCACCCCAGATACCCCAAAGCTGTTTGTTGTCAAGTGCCCACTTAATACAGTCGCGCTTAACCGGGCAAGCACTACATAGCTTTTTAGCCTCTAACTGCTGAGAGGGCTTGTTAGCAAAAAAACTACCCATCTTGTCTAGATTCTCTGGTTTAGCACACTCTCCTTTATCGTGCCAATCTGGTGATTGACTAAACAATATCTACCTCCACAAAAGTTGCGTCTCGTTCATACTCTTCGTCTGATAAGTCGTAGTAGGTAGGGAATCTTTCGCCCTCAAGGTAGGAGTACCCGGCTTTAGTCATCCATGCTGCGTCTATAAGCCTATGGGCAGCACCAGCCGTCTCGGATACGCCTTCTTGCTGTATGGCGGAAGCTAGAGACCTCCTGTAGGAGATATCACTGTCGAAGTATATGTGCTCACTCAAGAAAAATATAATAGAGTCTTCTGACCCTTGGCGTGGGAAGCCGTCACCGTCCCAAGTAATCCAACTGGGATCCTTAGGTAGCCTTAATTTTAATACGTCCACATAAATAAGCTTATATAAGGCATTACGGTGGTTCACCGTAGATTACAAAACTAGTTACTTGTTGCCAAAGGGCTTAACTAAACCTTGTTTTAGAGAGCCAAAGGCAGTTACAACAAATATATCTGCTTTCTGAGCTTCTTCAACCTCAGATATGGTCTCAGCTTTAGGGTACGAGACCTTAATCTCTAGAGTAACCTGATCCAAGACCTCTTCAATGGGAATTTCGAGGAATAGTGCAATTTTACCCATAGCTAGAGTTTTTGCTTCCTCTAAAGTCTCTGCTGCAACTTTTAGCTCAAATGATGTTCGCATTATTGAGTTAACCCGTAGCGTTTCTCTAGTTTATAGGGAGAGTAGTGGACACCCTTAAGGTCAGGATTTTTTCCGTCTGTACTGTTAAAAATTACATCCCCATATCGGACAGCCACTACAGTGCCAAGTCTCCCATTGTGGATGGGGCCTAATTTATCAGCAAAACCGTCACCTTTAACGCGAACAACGTCTCCAACTACAACTTGGCCAGGTTGAAGCGGACGCCAGCTATACTCAGGGTTAGTGTCTTCATCTTTAAGAGCGTATCCCATGGCGAGCTGAGGGAATATGGTCAAAACTTCCTCTGTCATCTTCTCACTTAGAGGCGGTAGTGACTCCCAGGTTTCGAGAAGCTTTAGTATAGCCTTACCCGATCCAACTTTAACTCTTGCAGCCGCTAGCTGCTCTTTAATCCACTCATTGTTCATTTCTGGCATTATATTCTCTCCTTCGATAAGTCTATCACTATAGATTTTAGCGTGTTTAATGTTTCCTCTTTACTTGGAATACTTTTTCTGTATGCTGCTAACTGGTCGGACGCTACTTTTTGGCGCTCAAATGGGTCTGCATCCTCTATCTGATATGCAAGGTATGCCCACGATGAATCGAAGTCAGAAGTGTCCTGCCAATATGTCACCACAGGTGTTCCGGAATTAAGGGCTTGCAGCACTCTGTACGACCACCAAGTTCCCATTTTACGGTCTTGAGGAGGCACTACTAACGCTAGCGAGCTCTTTATTACTTCCATTGCTTGTGCGTCTTTGTCCTTAGACCCGGACACTGTGGCTATTCCCGAATACCTTGTGGTTAAGTTTACAGTTTTCCACCAAGAGCTATTTAGATTCTCCACTGCCCAGGTGTTGGACCTGAGCGGCGAGCTGGTTGGATCCTGCAGTAAAAAACTGTCTATAGAGATAGGTATAATCGCTTTAGGGCTTATAAAAGAAGCCTTTGCTGCTAAATCTGCTGTTGAGAGCCAAGGGACAGCGGGCACAAAAGTTTTAGGCCACGGAAGAGACCCCATCTTCTCTGCAACTGACGCAATAGCTGATCTAACTGGGCCACTCTTAGAGACCGAGTAGTCAACACGATTAGAGAAAAAGCTGCTGAATACCTGATCAGGATCACGCTTAAATGACCGGATACTATTTTTGTATTGCCAAATCTGAGGGCTATCTACAACCAAGCGCAGCTTGGGAGACTCGTACATAAGGTTGAGCACGTGTAGTGCTCCGTATAGCTTGTTTGCTGCAGGAGATGTTGGAGGGGAGAACCCAAAAACTATCAAGTCAAATTCTTCTAGGTTAGATCTAGTCCACCATGTCTTGGGTGAGTCCCAGGTTACAGTGGCAACCTCGCCGTAAGCCAATGCGAGAGTACTAAAGAATGACACATTCTTAGTCTCTTTACAGTGACTAGAGCTCATTCCAGTAAAAAGTATTTTCATAATCTCTCCTTAAGGAGGAGGCAGGGCCCTAAGGCCCCGCCTTCTGCTTATATTCTATTGTTTAGAACGGGGTATCTGCAGTAATTGGTGCTGCAGGAGCAGGGGCAGCAGCCACTGGAGCTGGAGCTGGAGCTGGAGCTGGAGCTGGAGCTGGAGCAGCAGCAGCTACAGGAGCCGGTGCTGCAGGTGAAGCTGCAGCTGCAGCGGTACTAGCGTAGTAACGCTTGATCTCGTTGCTCTGGTTACCGTTATAGGTACGTGTACCTAGAGTCCCACGGAAAGAGCGGCCAGGGAACGCCTGTTCGATCTGAGCAGGGGTTGGGTTCTGAGCCCAATACTCCTGGCCCAATCCCATTGCGCTGGCCTTCATGAAGAACATGTTCATAGCTTTCGGGTTGTCAGCTGTAACTACTAGCTGGTCCCAAACGCGGCGCTTATCGTGAGCTCCACCTTGAACTTCGTTCGTTATCTTGAACATTAGCTTCCCAGTTGAAGTTGTCTTTGCTTCTGCCTCGACTACTTTCAACTCATAGTCACCATCTGGTAGTGGCTCGTAGTTGTTGCTTGTTGCTGCGGTACCAGCTTGCGCCAGTAGCTCTGCAAAATTAACTGTACTCATGATTTTATTCCTTACTTAGTTAGTTAGTTAGTTAGTTAGTTAGTGTAGCTGCTGTTTCGGTCTTTTTCTCGCCAAAAACCATATCTAGCATGCGTTCGACGCCCAGGTCTCCCTGCTGTACTATTTTGCCTAGACGGCCTTGGACGCGCTCTCCGGCCTCCCATTCAGGCGTACGCTCAACATACATGCGTCTTACCTTTAGGGGTGCTTGCATCGGGTCAGGATTTGGTTCCGTCTCCACTGTGATAGCGCCAAGAATGTCATAGAAGTAGGGGGCCTGAATAGCCAGCTGACCCTGTAGGTAAGGACGGAATACACCGTCTTGCCCCTTACGTGCCATGGCTGTCAGTACTACAGCCTCTAAAGGCTGAGTTGGGTGCATCGTGAGGTCACGAAGGTCACGAAGTAGTGCACCCATGTGGCGAAGTAGTTCGCCCCACTGTTGCATCTTCATTTGCTCTGTGCCAGCGATGTTGTCCATGCACTTAACCTGCAACTCCGAGATAGAGTCAATGATTAGGGACTTGAACTGGTGCTTACCACTCTGAAGCCATTGGAATGCCTTCATTACTACATCGTAATCATTAACTTTGACTACAACCGTATCCCAAGTACCGTCAGCCAATGGCGGCTCTTCGGTCATTGGGTCCCAATACTTGATAGTTACTGGTAGGAATCTATGCCCACCCTCAACATCGAGCATTAGGCGTGGGTATGGTGCCGTGACTGCAAAGCTGGATTTTCCAACCTTGGATTCGCCATAAACCATAATTGTTAAACTGCGATCGACGTCAGACATTACTCACTTCCTTTCTTCTCTTCTGTTATTCCATAGTAGCCGTAAGGGTCGGAGACCGCAAACGCATCGCTAAGTGCCGCCTCTGCGGCAGAGCCGTCATCAAAGAGCGGACAAGTAGCGAAGAATTGACACTTCCACTTGCAATCCTTAGTTGGTGTAGGATATGCATTTCTATAGTGACTACCGCCAGCATCGAGTGCTTCACGCACGTCTAGCATGTCGGTCAGTGTGCCTTCTAGCTGATCTAGAAAAGCACGGAGTGTAAATCTATTGTGTCGAACCTCAATCTGTTCGTAGAATGGTGGCTTAGCGTATGCGCCACGCTTAACCTTCCGAAGCATTGTGAATATAGCTCCATCCGTGCGCTCCCCTGGAACCTCTTGGGCCTCGTCTAGGAGCATGTAGGTCTTTACCTGCTCGTTCATGTGCGCCATGGAGCCAAAGTCGGCAAAAGAGCCACCTACAGTTTTAAAGTCACGAATCATACGTGCGCCGTCAAGCTTTCGACGTACACGCATGTCAATCTTTCCCTGAAGGACGACTTTACCGTCAAGCATTGGGCGTTCTAGGATCTCTTCGGTCGAGATCATCTCAAGTTCAGCGTCAATGCCCTCTTCTTCTACCCACTCTAGGTAGCCTTCAAGCATAATGCGACCAAGGTCAGCCTCAGACTCTAGAGATGTAGTATCCCTGTAAGAGTCACTCATCTTCTTCATGTCTTCTCGTATTAAGTCGGTGTGAGCCTCTAGGAGGTCCTGCCCCGTTGAGTAGTGACGATCCAGCGCCTCGTGAATGCGAGACCCTAGTGCTAATGCTCCAGTAAAGTTTTGAATCTTTGGCTTTAAGCGTCTGTAGTAAGTTAACCACCAACGTCGCCTGCAGTCCTTGAACGTCTGTATTTCTGAGTTAGAGATTCTAATTGGTTCTGACATTATTTTCCTTTCTTACTGTTTTCTAATAGTTCTAATAGCTTGGCCTTATCTTTTACAATCTGGTCAAAATTTTCGGACTTCACGTCAAGCGCTTCAATTACACGCTCTTCGATAGTTCCTTCAGTCACATAGTCCGTGATAATCACTGAGTCGTGTATTTCTGACCCAATCCTGTGAACGCGATCCATTGCCTGCTTGTGGTCAACAAGTGACCACGGTCTCTGAAGCATAACAAGTCTTCTTGCTGCTGTCAAGGTAATTCCAACACCACCAGCTTGCGCAGTGAAGAGAATCCACTTAATACGTCCAGCCTGAAAGTCGTCGACTGCCTTTTGACGCTCGTCACCCGACTGTGAGCCGGTAATCAAACCGTGGGCCATACCTTCTTTGGTCATGCGGGCGCTCAGTATCTCAATCAACTGTCGAGAGACAGCGCAGACGGCGACAGAGTCGTCTCCAAAGTCTCCGTTTTTGACGTCATCCATCAAGGCATCTACCTTGCAAGACGGGTCAGACAGCAGTAATTTCTCATCGCCGGATTCGTCTATTGTCATCTGACCGTAAGAGCTAGCAAACTGGAGCAATCTCATCGTTTGAGTGAGCGGATTAGGTGCAACAATAACACCACCTTCGCCGTTACCAGAGTCCATATCTATTTGCTCAAACTGTTCGGCAGGGGTCGAGTCCAGCAGTGCGATCATATTCTCAAGCATTTGCTTATAGGCCTTTGCCTGTTTAGCGCCCATCTCAACGTCTCTGCGATCATTAATAATCTCTGGAAGCCACGGGAGCACACGGGCTTTAAGCATGCGACGCATGCGAGGATGTATCCCGGCATAGAATTCATCCTCCATGTGTGGCTTAAGCCCTAGGATCATCATTCCACCAAAAGCATTCATCATAGTGTTGACATAGCGGTCAATCCACTTAGTCTTGCTTGGCCACTCTTTGTCGTCTAGCCAACGCAGGATCGGGTACAGGTCTACAACATTATTTGCTATAGGAGTACCGGTAAGTGCAAATCTAAGATCTGCAGCACCGCTAGCAGCCCAGAGAGCTCGTGTTTGCTTGGACTTAGGGTCCTTAGACCGGTGAATTTCATCGGCAACTACTGCCTTAAAGGGGATATCATTCAATTCTCTGTTGTGTACCTCGCATCTGCCCTCTGAGACAGCAGAATTGTGGCCACCGCATGCTACACAGCGGGCCAGGGCAATGCCTCCATAAGACTGAAGTTTAGAGTGAGTCCGAAGGGACTCCCAATTTATGATGTAGACATCTGCTTCTGTCTCGAAAGCCTTTCTCCGCTGAGTAGCAGTGCCTTTAATGATCTGAACGTTAGTCCCTGGCCACCACTTCTCAAACTCTCTCGCCCAGTTGGCCTTCAAAGTGTTGGGGCAGACAATCAAAGCCGGGAAAACTTCCTCTCCGCGGTCCTGTAAGGCCTTTAGGGACCTAATAGCCTGAGCGGTCTTACCTAGGCCTGGTTCGTCCGCTAAGAGTGCCCTGCGAGCCGTTGTGAGGAACTCTACGCCAGCTCTTTGGTGGGGGAAGAGGTCTTCATCGCCAGTGTCTGAAGTTTCAAGCTCTCTAAGAGCATTTGCTGGGTCAATTCTAGTCAATCGCTCATTAGACGCCCATTCTTTGAGCAGTGGGCCAATCTCAAGTTGGTCCTTGAAGGTTGAACGAAGCGATAGACATCCAGTCCACGAGACAGGGATACGCCAAACATTCTTGGCAGCGTCCCATTTCGAGCCAGGAAGGGCTCTACAGACCTCTTTTAGACGCCATTCGGTGTTTATGATGATGTGCTCACCGTCAAGCTCTACATAGACAGCCAATCTGTCCTCCTTCGTCATTAAGTAATTATATTATCAGAAAAAAATGTTTCTGTCTACTGTTTCTTGATAATAGTTTTAATCTTGTAGCAATGCTATAGGTTTCCAGCCAGTTTTTACCAATCTTAGTAGGCCATGTCTAATAGCATCAAGTGCGTGACCTTCGCCACCCCTGTGCCAGTACTCTAGCTTCTTAAGCTTAGGGTTGTCAAACATTGCTTTTGCATCTGCAGGCGATTGAAAGTAAATATCGTCAGCTGGACGTCCATTATCCATTAGGCACTGCTTAAGTATGCCAATCTGCTCTAGAGAGTATGGCGCTTGAGTGTTTTTAACTGTCTTCGCATTAATCGTAAACCGCTCGCAAGTAATATCTAGGTTATACCGCATCACAGGATCCCACAGGACCATGCGTATGACCTCCGCATACTCTTCCTGTTGTACTTCAACAGACCACTCTAGAACTGGCTCAGCAAGTCCGTCACGGCTGAATAGGGCTATACCAGTAGCTTTCCCTGGGTCAACTGCCAATACATAAATCATGCGTACTTCACCCCCCAATTCTCTAGAGGTCCTTCAACGTCCGCAGTTAGCGGTACAGCCCAACCTTCTGTTGTAGTCATACACTCCTTCACTATTCTTTTGATCTCCTCTGCGTCCTTTCTGGGCGCATTCAGTACAATCTCGTCGTGAACCGGGACAATTAGCAAGTCAGTCAGGTCAGCTTGGTCTAGTTTTACTAAATTAGATTTAAACACTTCAGCTGCTCCCCCTTGAATTAGGTAGTTAACCAGTGTGTACACACGGTCATCATCGCACGGTAGGCGTCGACCCGTCCAGGTATTTACGTATCCCGTACCTTCTGCCTCTAGCCTCTCAAGGCCTCTAGCCTCTACAGCTTTCTGGAATCCCTGCATACCCGGGAACCTAGTGTCAAAGCTATCCGATACTGCACGCATCTGCTCCTCGGCTACGCCTGCAGTAAGTGCCTGCTTAGCTATGCCAGCACCATATAGACGCCCATAAACAACTCCCTTAATTAGGGCACGTCGTCTATCAGACTTCTCCATAGTCGGATCTTGGTATATCTCACGGCCAATCTCAGTAAACGGGTCAGAACCAGTAGCATCTGCTCGCAAAAAGAGTTGAATCAGGTTTGGATCCTGAGATAAAGTCGCAAACATACGGAACTCCACCTGGTCAAGGTCCGAGGTGATAATTACGTGGTCGTCATCTTTTGGCAAGAATGCACGACGAACGGTATCATCGCCTTTGGGGAGAGTCTGCAGAGCTGGGTTCTGAATGGACATACGACCAGTACGAGCACCCATAGTGTTGATAGACGGGTGAACGTAGCCATCAATATTGTCAGTGATAAAATTAGAGAAATAGGTGTTAGCAACTTTAAGAGCCTTACGGTACTTAAGAGTGGTGTCAGCTAACTGCTGAATCTCTGGGCTGCCGTCACGGACCAGCATTTTTAGCTGGTCAGCGTTAGCAGACTTTTGTCCGGTCTCCGTGAGCTCAGTGATAGTAGCGCCCAGGCCTTCAAACACTTTAACCAGTTGCTGGTTACTACCGACCGGTATTCCATACTGAGCCTTACCCCAGTCGCGCACCTGATCTGTATACGAAATTAATTCATCGTACTTCTTCTGAGAGTAGGCAAGATCTAGGCGAGCACCGTTTAGTTCCATTGTTGTCGCGATACGTCTGGTGTTCATTTCCAGCTCGTACGCCATGCTGTATGGCTTGCCTGGAGCAGTCTTCTCCCAGAACCTCTCAAAGAGTCTCATGGTTAGGACGGGATCAAGGGCACCATACTGCCAATAGGGGTCAAACTTAATGGGCACAGTGCCCCAAGTCCACCCATTGTCGGTCATGCCATAGTCCAAAACGGATTGAGCTGCCGCTGCCTTTGAGTCCACATATTGGGAAGTCAACTTTTTTAGAGCTCCGGACCCGAGTGGATCTATGAGCTTAGCCATAATCATTGTGTCGTGAGAGCGATGCCACGGCATTTTCCAAGCCGAGTGTTGGTCAAACCATTTGGCCTCAAAGGCAATATTATGGCAGACTATGGGGCCTTCAAATTTGGACATACCTTCATAGAAGACGCCCTTCCAATCATCCCAAGGAATTGACCAACCAGTCATGGCGTCGCCAACCTGAACTAGCCGTAACTGGCCGTGCCAGGGGGAAAGTGCATCTTTACGAGGCTTACCGGGAAGTTCTCCGGTTTCGGTGTCGATTGCGATGGCTTCCAGCGGACGCCGCTCTCCTAACCAAGTTAGGAACTCTCTAGCTTTGTCAACTGTGTCTACCAAGTGGAGTTGTACTCCGTCTAGACCAGTTGTCATTTTAAATCTTTCGTTAAGGTATTATCTCAACATTATAGATCTCTGCAACGCCAAAGTCAACTTGTGCTGCATCTTTTAATAATCTCTGTGCCACGCTAGTTAAATACTGGGTACCATTTTTGTCATCATATTTGTACAATGCGTCCATAACAGCTTCAGGCTTGTCACTTACTTGTGCCCAATAGCGGTACTTCTCGGGGAAGACTAAATCTAGACCGAAATCAGGTTCACAGTCGCCGCAAGGTTGGGCATTGGGTGCTAAATCGTAGTTAGCGCCCTCTGTTAGCTTATATTTAGACACGAGCGGACATGCGGCCCCATGGAAAATAAGAGAAACGCCGATACGAGAGAGAATATAGGAGCCAGATTCTGTTTTGTACAGCTCAAACTCGATCCAGCGGTACGAGCCTCTACGTGCTGAAGTTGACTTAGCAAGTAGGGCACCTTCGAACTGAAGGGTCCTATCTCCATCTTTTACTGAGTACATATGTCGTTAGTTTTCTTCTAGTGCTTCTAGTCTAGCCTCAAGTGCGTCGTTCTTAGCTGATAACTCCTGTATAGCTTTAGTGAGATACGGGATCAACTCTACGTGATTAAGACTTAGTAGCGGGTTGGCAGCAAAGTCTTCAGCATCTGCCCCATCCATGTCTGGAACAGCTCCAACATTTTCAGAGACTACTCGATATTCAGGTGGGAAGACAGCCCGCACCTCTTGAGCTAAGAATCCAGGGAATGTCAAATCGGGGTCGTCCACCTTGCTAGTGAAAGTGATTGGTCGCAGTTGGGCAACAATGTCTAATCCACTGGCGATATTGGTTACGTTGGTCTTTATTCTAGAATCAGAGCTAGTCACCTGAAGAGCGGTTCCAGCACTGGCTCTTCTAAGGTTTGCCGCGAAATTCGTTGTGCCGACAACAGAGAGCTCCAGTCCGTTACTGTCCACATACGCGCCGGTAGACCCATTTCTACCAAGAAACACGCCACCCGCTCCGATCCGAGCAAAGCCTCCGGAAGTGTTGTCAGTGATATTGACACCAATGCTGTCACCCTCGATTTCACCCTTTAGGCTGTTGCCACTGTAAAATCGCAAAGAATTAGTGCTGCCGAGCATCTCAACGCGCTTACTTCCAGAAGATGTCCTAATCGTTCCGCCGGTTATGTTTCCAGTTACAGAGAGGGTTCCAGCAACCGTAACGTTGTCTAAGTAGCTCTGGCCGTTATTGTAGAATCTAAAGTTTGTTGCATTCGGTTCGCCTAACCCAGTGAGGCCAATAATGCCTGGATTTGCCTGACTGCTACCTCTAATTTCAATTCGCGGAGTCCCCTGAGCACCGGTGCTAATAAAGTCAGTGAGAATAAACCCAGCAGCCAACTGATCAGCGACAACAGTACCGGTTCTTAGGTTTCCACCATTAATTTGAGTAGTGCCAGGAAAATAAACATTATCTCTGACGTTACTTATGGCAGTCTCAGCCGCATTTACGTCAATAGCAGCTTGACCTGCAGTCTGATTGGCTTGACCTGCAGTCTGATTGGCTTGATCTGCAGTCTGATTGGCTTGATTTGCAACACCGCTTACGCTACTTAAATCTGAACTAGTAGCGTAGCCTCCGATCTGAACGCCGTCTGCTATGAAAACTGAACCATTGTTTAGGGCCTGAAACTTAGGAGTGCCAGCAGAATCATACGCAAAAATACCAGCATTATTTAGCTCCACTCTTTGGTTACCTGTCAAAGTAGTACGAATAGAGCTACCCACAACAAGAGCAGCGTCAAGTACTCCCGACTTAATTCTATTAGCCTCTAGAGTATTGGCTTTGATAACATCACCGTTGATCTCATTACCCTGAATTAGCTGGCCGGTAATATTTATGCCAATAATATTCTCGCCGGTGACGATCGTCCCAGGAGTGATATTAGCGGCAGTGATTATGCTGGAGATTGCACCAGCATCGACAAGACTGGCTGTTTGACCAGTTACAGGTAGAGATGGAAGACTTTCAATAGTGTTAGCGTCCTCTAGAACAAACTTATAGTAGTAATCGGTACCGTATTGAATGTTTACGTCTACAAAGGTCTGATTTGGAGCAGCCGAAAGAGAGGCTACCTTACTGCTAAGAGAAGGCGTAAAGCTTGAAGACGCTGCGTCCCTATGAACCTGAAGTGTTACTAGTCCGGGTGGCAGGGTTTGGGCGACTCCGCTGGTATTTTCAACACCACCGTCCCAAACTAAGGTTATAGTCCCTAAGTAGCTAGAGGAAGTAGGAGCAGTAGGCCTAATGCTTGTTATTGTCGTAACAGAAGACGATGCCGCCGTTGTATGCGAGCCAAGTAGGGCCGCAGAATACTGATCGCCGCTGTCGTAGGCTAGAACCTCAAAAGAGTAAGCTGTTCCTTGCCTAAAATCGTTTCCACTAAATGTGTAAGAACTTCCAGAAGCTATTGGGACATCCTGAGATGACCAGTTCCCTGAAGAGCCGGCTCTGTACCTAATGAGGTGCCCGGCCAAGTCAGTTATAGTATCGCCAGAGACGCTAGTTGTTGGAGGTGACCACGAAGTTGTAACCAGAGCAACAGGCCTAGAAGTTACTGGGTCAAACTCAACATCGCTAGTGATGTTAATTGATGTTGGGGGGTTAGGGGGGTCTCCGTCAGCGCTAATGTCTGACGTAGGAGTGTATTCCACCCACCGCAGGCCATCCCAGTAGTAAGTCTCTTTTGATGAGCTGTTAACCCAAATAGAGCCAACTTGAACCCAACTTCGAGCAAGTGGAAAAACGTAAACGTCAGAAACGGGAGTTATCTCATCTGTAGGCTCGTCTACACCTGCAGTAAGGGTATAAGTAATAGTATTGTCAGTAACTGAATCTATGTAAAAGAATCCATCCATTCCAGATGCAATTCGACTCTCGTCATTATTTATTTGATCAATAAGAATGTTGATGTATATTTCATTGCCCGCCTCAAACTTGTGAACGGCATTCATCGTCAGAGTGACCTCAAGACCAGTGATCTCGAAGGAGTCTACTGCACGCTTTGTCTGCAGCCTTTTTCGGGTAGTCCATGTGCTAGGAGCAAGAGTTTCTGGCTTAAATGAGTAAGTATTGGTGATAGTAACACCAGGTAATTGACTAGTTTCTGGGTTATGGGAGTAGCTAGGTCTATCGCTCCAAGGTGGAGTATCTGAAGCAAGTAGCGAGAATGCATCACTATCTACATCAATTTCTTCCGTGCTAGTTCCGTGGATCCCACTCACAGCAAGAGTGGTCCCAATTTCGGCAGAGATATCAGCTTCTAGGTATATCTCTACTCTGTCTTCAGTACTACCAGTTAACTTTTTTGGGTAGTAGTAAGCGTCGTGTATTGGACGCCATTCGTTAGGGGCAGTGCCAGAAACTAAGGTAACAGGAGTAGGGGTGCTAGCCGCAAAATTAACAGCAGACTGGACCTGTCCGTCTGTCAGCAAGCTGATCGGTCTCAACTCTACGGATCTTACACGCTGGTCAAGCCTGCTCATTAAGGTTGAGAGCTTCCTCTTTCTTCTGCGAATTCCCATTATAGGTATACCTTTCCATCTTGAATCGTGACCCCAGAAATAGGAACGGAAGGCTCAATGATGAGCTCCAACGAAACCTCTTCAGGGTAATTGCTTGTATCAGGGACGCTAACACTGAAGGAGATTATTTTTCTAATTAAGACCCCTGAGTCACTTCCATAGTCTTGCTCCAAGTAACTGCTGGCTCTCAAGGCCACAAAGTCGTCATTAAGTTTTACTGAGCACCAATCTCCCGGGCTATATGTTCCAAGCTTAGGGTTGGCAGATCCGTTAACAGAGATAGTAAAGGTGCTAATCGGCGGGACTGACTCCTCTAGAAGCCTAGAGGCCTGCTTCCATAGTACGGTTTCGTAGGGAGTGTCTAAATCTTCGACAGCATCTAGCAATGGCCAACCTTGATTCAACAATTTGTGGTTAGATGCACCGGAATACGGTTGGCTAGCGCTAGAACTTAGCCGGGGGTCTTTTCCTTGAACGAAGAACCTAGTAGCTGAATCTTCAGCACTCTCGTCAAATTGGGCCTCAAGAACATTTCCGGGGTACTCAAACATTCTCTCCTCTGCTCCGTAGGCTTCGGCTGGTATCCCACCCGTATACCCGTCGGCTTGGCCAGCTAGCCATTCAGTTAATGAAGCTGGAGTTAGGGGTAGAAATGTGAAGTACTTCTTAAAAGTCTCAGTTGCTGAGTCAAATTCACAGTCAACTCTATACTCGAAGCCATTTGGCTTCGTAGAGTACTCTTCCAGTACTTCTGCAACAGTTTGTAGCTCGAAGCCTCTAATCACAGGATTTGCCTCTAACTTAGAACTAAAGTCAGCATTACGACTAAAATCAAAGCCCAGGTTGCCAAGGGTTGTATGCTCCCCAAAAGTGCCATACGAGGCGGCGGCAATTCTGGTGACAGTCGGAGTTCCTGCATCCGTATCGGTCCTACTAGTTGCGATATTACCCCCAAATTGGACCACTCTAAACTGAGTAGGCGTTATGATGTCGTAAACTGTGTGGAATCCGTCAAACGACTCGCTCACAGCGTCAACGTAGACGATGCTCCCAGGTAAGTACCCGTGCTCAGTGGCCGTAGTAAACGTGGAAAAGCTAGT